AATAAGTACACCAATGGCACCAGTGGATATTATGTGAACGAAACACCACAAGGCCAAGCAGCTAAAAAAATATGGGACGCTGCTGTTGCCGCAGATAATCTTGATATTATTGCTAGGTATGGTTCTTTAGAAGGCTATGCCAAACAAGATTATTTAAATCAAATAACAGATCCAACAAAAAGTAGTCAAGCCATTGCTGCTATTCGTGGCAGTCAATCAACTGCTTTATCGCCTCTTGTAACAGGTTATCGTGAACAAGTGTTTCCCGATGCAACAAAACAACAAACACTTGATCAAGTTCAAAATAAAATTTTTGGTTTAATCCCAACAACAAAAGTCGGTGCAACCGGATATGAGTTTAGGGATATTCAACAAGGCTTATCTGATTTGGTTGCAAATGATCCAACCGCAAATAAACTTTGGACAGATGCAAAAACTGAAATCACCCTAGGGCAAACAATAGGGGGAATCCCTGGTCCCTGGACGCAATTAATAACTAGTCTGGGAGTCAATGACTCCATGATCACAAACCAGGATTCATTTGGAACATTGCTATCACGTGTTGCAACTTTAAATCCAGCACTTACTTCTGATAAGACAATTATTGATAGTAACAATGCTTTATTTAAATCTATCTCAGGGCTTAAAAGCAATGCTACATTTCAAGATTTAATTTCTTACACTCCCGAAGTTAATGACGCATTTACGTCTTCTGTACAAGCAACAGAAAAAGCACAAACTGAAAAGTTTGGACAGATGCGCCAAAGTATTCTTCAAGATACTATTGATCAATTAAAAATTGCAAAACAACAAGAGGCTAATCTTGCTTTCTTTAAATCTAGTTCTGTTGGCCAAGAAATTACTGGGCTTACACAAGATATTAAAGGATCATTGCTAGGTGATCTAGGCATTGGAGGTATATCCCCCCTTGGTACGTCCCAACAAAATTTTACTAATCAAATAGATTTGGGACTTGGAGATATTTTTGGAACTAAAAACGGACTTATTTACAATTGGGAAGACTGGTTTAATAATCAAATAGAACAAAAATATGCAGGGGGCATTGATATTCCCAATGATTACGTTGCGTCAAAATTTAGAACTTTATCAAATGGTTTTGTAGATGCAACAACTGCTGCCAATTGGAAACAATACGATGATGCATATACAGTTTTGCAAACAAGCCCTAATGATTTATTTGCAAAAGCTGTTATTGATACCGTGCCTGTTGATTATGTTCCAGTAGCAGATCGTAAGACCGTAAATCAAACATGGCTTGACTATGATACACAGTTAAAAGCGGCTGGATACGTAGATCCACAGACTCTTGCCAGCTGGTCAAAATATGATGATGCATATAAAACATTACAAACCAATCCTCAAGATGCTGCTGCACTAGCAGTTTATAATTCAAAACCTGCGGATTATGTTATTCCTGAACAGCGAATGAACCAAGATGTTCAATTTGCTAAAGACTTTTTCAGTACCTATTTAAAACCACGTTTTGATGCTTCTCAATCAATTACTGAATTTGAAGATTATATTGATGTTACAAAAAATACTCAAAACCCTTTTCAAACACAAGATCGTTTAGACGCATTAAAACTTGCAGCGCAAACAAGTGTTTCAAAATGGTTTACCGATTTACAAAAAGCAGGTGATAGTAAGTTCAATTCCGATTATTACTTTGATCCAAACGGATATTTAAAAGCAAATGGCGTTGGAGACCCAAACAATCCTTTGCTCCCTGGTGCTGCTTTCACTGATTATTCACTTACGGATGCAGGAAAAACAGCGCAACAACAAAAAAACAAGGTAAATGAAGATTGGGTAGCGGCTAAGGCAGGTATTAATACCACCGATGCGTATGGTAATACTATTAACTGGCTACAACAAGCTTATAACTACGGTGTTGATTTAAACAATAAAGCTGCTTTTGCACAACTACATTATCAACTTGTTGGTTTAAATGCTCCAGCGCTAGATGCAAATGGAAACATTGTTAAAAATCCTGATGGCACACCTGTCAAAAGACAGTTTGATGCGGCGCCGGATGTTTACGCACCTCAAATTGCTAAGACATATATTACTCAAATTTTAACTCCTTACCTTGTTGATAAGGCCAACAAAATAGGAAGTGTCTTTGGTGAGTTTGTTAAACCTTCTGATTATGTAGATCAATTTTTAAAGGCGGTTAACTTACCCGAGAATAAAGACCAATGGGCAAATATATTAAAAAGCAGCGGGTTAGATCCCAACACATCGTTAAACGAACTTAAGACTACGTTGACAGATGCGTTGACTCAAGATTCAACTCTTGATATCAAAACAAAAATTGGCAACTTAATTAAAGAAGGTAAAAAACCTACACAAACAGAATTAGGCGTTGAATATCTTCAGAAAGCAGCAGTAAGTGGCACAGCAACACCGGCTAGTGGTATTTATGCAATATTTAAAAATGCTGGGTACAGCGGAAACGAAAGCGATTTTTATGCCACGTTTCTCCCTGGGGCTTCACAACAAGATATCAGCATTATGAATGCTGCCTACACACCGGCAGGACAGGCAAGTTCTTTATTACCAACAATTAGCGGTACCGGGACGGAACAAATTGCTTCTATGGCCCAACTTTTTGGGGATACAAGCATTACAGAAGTACTTGGTACGGCTGGTATCTCGGTACCCACTACCCAGACCAGTGCCCTTGGGGGTTTATTTAGTACATCTGAAGGTGATGTAGGCATTGGAGATCCTTTTGCAGATACATCTACACCTTTTGTTACTACAACCAGTAAAAAAAATGCGGATCAAATAGGCATTGGTAATCCTTTTGATGTTGTGGGAATCACTGATCCTTTTGCAGAAGATTCAGATCCTTTCTCAAGTAGCAACCCTTTTGCAAGTATTGGCTCTACTTCAAGCGTGAGTTCTCCTACAATAAAGACAAACGTAAATGTTTTTACTCAAGGATTTTCTTCTACCAAGAATACTTCCACTGGGTCTTTATTTGATAGTTTTGGTGGTTCGTTTGGTTTCTGATGTCAGAACAACATAGAAAAGCAGCAGGTGCCGCGCATCGTTATCAAAAAGATAAGATGACGTGCAACAAACCTCAAAAGGCACCACCTGGGGATACCCATAAGTGGGTTGTTAAAAGTTGTTACGATGGTGAAGAAAAAATTGTAAGGTATGGTCGCCGCGGTTACGAAGACTACACCCAGCATCATGACAAAGATCGCCGTACCAACTTCAGGGCACGTATGGGATGCGATAAAGCAATGGACAAAAACACTCCTAGATACTGGGCCTGTTCTCGGCTCTGGTGATTTGTGGTAATCTATTGACGGAATATTTTCAACCCTCATGGCAAAACCAAAGTCCACTACATCCCTTAAGATTGAGTCCAAGCCTAAGCGCACCAAACAAGGGGACGGCAAACACTCAAAATCAAATCATGGCCGCAAACTTAGTCGCGGCCAAGGCTGACATTTAATTTCAATTTATGTATACAATGGGAGTACTTATTGTGCTCCCATGTTTTACTTTGTAAATGCAATAGACATTATTTGTAAATACGAAGGGTTTAACGAAAGAGCGTACCCCGACCCTATAACGGGAGGAATGCCATTTGTCTTGGGATACGGCACCCAGTATTATCCCGATGGTAGTCCCGTCAAGGCTGGCCAGTACTGCACCAAAGAAAAAGCATTGGAGTACGTGCAGCATGAAATTACTTGTATTGAAGATGACTTAGATAATTTACATATCCATATTGACAACTCAATGCGACAGGCTTTAATCTCGTTTATTCATTCCATTGGCTGGAAACCTTTTCTTTACAGTTCAATTATCGACTATATTGAACAGGAAAACTGGGTGGCGGTAACGGAAGAAATTAAATGTTGGATCTTTGACCAAGATCACCAAGTGGTTGGAAACCTCCTGGAACGCCGCAGAGAAGAAGCTCGTCTGTTCTTAAACCGTATTCATGCTGATACCAGCCATGCCGGGGAAATTCTTCTTGCAGCATTTAAAAATTACTCTGGTTCCCCACATGAAATACAAGCTATCAAAAAATTAGAAGAAGATACCAACCCTTACTTGCTTGCTGAATTTGCAAATACATTCCAAATAAAACAAGCTGATTGGATCGAACAAATGGAAGATGACTTTCATCTGATCTGATTTGCACTATAGTCTTAGAATATTGATACCAGATTCATGAAGAACGCAATGGAGCGGTCAGTGGAACCACGGGAATTTGAACTTCCCCTAGAACTACAGTTCTCCATGCGTAAGGCTGAGATTGCAGCCCAAGAAATGACTTGGGACGAGTTGCAGGCTGCTTTACTAAACCTTTACCATCAACGTTTGATGGAATGGCAAGCGGTCAAAGAAATTCTTGCAGGTGAAAATATTGAGTTGTCTTTTGATATCCCAACAGATTTAGAGTTGGCAGAACTTGCCGCCGCCTGCATATACTATGAAGACGACGGCGAAGATGACGAAGAAGAACTTCAACCGTTTTGATTAGCCGCATCAAATATAATAAGCCGTTCTAGATACCACTTATTTTTTTTCAAAGACTCAATACCGCCCTTATGGCGTTCACGCCACAAATATTTTGCGCAATTACCTTTTAAGTAACCCCTAAATTCTTCAGGTGTTAATTGAGCTTCAATTGCCTCGATACATTCAATACCACCGTCCACATAATGAGGTGGGTGATTGACCATATCTGGTTTCATCTCTGGACGTGAAGGAATTGTTGCCCATGGAACAGGGCACACCCCATCTTTACACTCTAGAGTGACGTTACGAGCTTCTGGCCCATCGGTAACGTTCCCGGATACTGGTACGCTTCCTCCATCGACGGGATGAAACCAGTCACTCCTGGCCGATTCCCTTCCAGGGCTAGGTTGACCCTTGGGTTGCTGTCCTGACATAGGGTAAGACCACGGTTGTATTGGTCGTACAATGCTACATCATGATTTTTGGTTGCGAGTGGAACCCCAAAATCACAGCAACAAGCCATGCGCTTCAGAAGTTCGTCATCTGAAGTAATGAATTTTTGCAGAAAATCATCAGGGTCTTGACGCCCCTCTAATTGCTCTGCATCATTTTTATAAGCATACATAGTAGCAGCCGCCACTAAATTCTCTCGTTTACAATACTATCATGGAAAGATTTTACGACCCAAGAAGAGGACAGGAATCAAAACCGATTCCGTCTAACTATGACCCAACAGTAGATGCGGGTTCTTCCGGTGGCGACACAAGTGATTTAAACCCTGGGCGTGCATATAAAACAGATACTCGACATTTTAGTAACGAAGAAAAAATAACAGCTGGCAAGGCAGGTACCAGTAATGTCAGGGGGGAATCAAAAGTTAATAAATATTTAGCCGCAGCCAAAAGCGCAGGTAAATTTAAACAACAAGCTTTGATTGATGAGCCGCAAATTCGTGGCCGCACTCCAAGGACGGAAGCCAATATCAAAGGTACTAACGTGCCAACACTAGGTGACAGGATTGGTATGGGTGGTAGCACCAACTACGCAACTAAACCAACTAGCTCCGCCGGTAAATTTGTTGGTTTTCAATAATCAATATAATTAGATTCTTCCAAATCTAATACATGTTCCAGTTCATCAAAGATCCCCTGGAGCACATTCAAAACCCATTGGGTATTGTCTGAGCTGTACTGAGAAAGTTGACCGGCTAGCTCTTCGTTTTCAAGCAGCATGATTGATCGATAAAGAATATCAACAATATTTAAGCGTTGCTCAATATCACGTAAATCTGTCATGGTCATGCCTTACTATATACAACTTCTTGTAATTGATTTTGATATTTACCTTTCCGATCTTGATAACTTACTTCACAAGGATTACCTCTAAAAAATAACAATTGAGTAACACCTTCATTAGCGTAAATACGATTAAATAACCCAGTACAATTACTGATTTCCAAGGTTAAATAGCCTTCCCACATTGCTTCTGCAGGTGTAATATTTACCATAATCCCAGAACGTGCATAGGTACTCTTGCCAACCGCGACAACGGTTACATCTCTAGGTAACTTAAGCCGTTCTTCTGCAACACCCAAGCAATAACCATAAGGTGGCAAAATAAAATAAGAGCCCTTTTCATCTTTTAGTAGTTCGGTTGGCACCAAAATATCACTGTCAAAATCTTTAGGATCACAATCACCTGCTTGGATACGACCAAAAATTAAACATTGTTTAGGCGACAACCGAATGTCATACCCATAAGAACTTAGTCCATAACTAAGAATTTTTTGTCCGTTTTCTTTACTGACCAAATGATCCTGGAATGGGGAAATCATACCCTCTTCAAGGGCAAGCCGTTTGATTTCTGCGTCACTCAGGATCGACATAAATTTTTTCAATCGTCCTTTAGTATACAGAGTCTAATAAAGGATTCGGCCCTTTCCTTTGTAAATATCAATAAATTTTTCAGTGGCATCGCCGCTGTTACGCTTTGGTTGAAGGTATGCTATGAGCGAAGTGCTGGTCTTATGTGTCCCAATACCTTCACTTGTATTCTTGATTAGTGTCGGAGCCGTCTTTAAAAAACAAACCGGAAAATCAAAAATACGTTGATCATACCGAACCATATCCGTACAGTTGGTAAAGTACAAACCTTCGGTTACAACGTCTGCCATCCAAAGGCGATACAACTTACGAAACCACAAGGCATGAGAAGAAGTCAAAGAGCCTGACGATGCCCTGGTCATTTTCCATTTATCAAGATATTTATCAAAATAGTAAGCACCGCTTGGTGGAAATACATATACTTTCCCTACCCACTCCTGAATGTTTAAACCATCATCTTGAGGAGAGTAAAATTTATCAGCTTGTACAAATGAATTAGCTACCTTGGAGCTCGCTGGATCCAAGTCAATACCACCCATAAGAGAATGTGCGGCACCAATTAAATCTTTATTTGTAATTAACTCAAGATCTTCACATTTGTTTCTGAATTTTCTTGTCATTACACATCGATACCTTGGTTGTAATTAACAACAAAATAACGAATGCCTTCAGCATCGTTAATGATGTAACCAGCGGATTCCGCAGGATCAATTTTTTGTGCTGCTTCCAAGATGCGACGAAATGTTTCAGCCAGATCACCATTGTTTTCATTTTCACACAACTCTTGCGCTGAGTGTAACTCTTCAAATGACATATAGAACATTGAGTGTTCTTTGTTGTCAGGCTGGAAACAAATAACACCAGGCCCAGCTGCTTCCCAAAACTGCATATAAAGATTTCCCATGTCACCAAGAATTAACTTGACGACAGCATCCAGATATTTGGCTTCTTGTTCTCCAGTTTTTCCGTTGAGTGCGGCAGAGATCAATTCTTCACGACGGCTCATGGCTCAAGTAACCCCTGCTTAGAAAGTGATTCTAAAAGTTTTGGTAACGGCCTGTAGATAACTACAAGTTTTCCAAGGTTACCACGTTTCTTGACAAGCTTTCCACGTTCGTCTCGAAGTTTGTCAAATTCACCAGATCGAATTAAATATTCTGCAACACAACGCAAGCGTCGTTTAAGGGGTAATTCAGCCTGGGGGAATTTACCACAGATTGTGTCGGATTCTAAATTTTTAAAAGCTAAACGCAAACGATTGGCCAGTGTCATGTTGGAATTGGCGTCTTCCTCTTCATATGAGCAAAGATTTTCTAGGTAACGCTGCAAGCAACCATCATCAAAAGATCCAAAGGGAGGCAAAAACTCTTCCACCTGGAGCACTAAGGACTCAGGTAATAACTGAGAATGATTCTCAATAGTGATGGCAGATAGGTCTAGGCCGTTAAAACGATTTGTCATGGTTGCAATCCATCGTCCATGGCCCTGGTATTGACCGAGTTATACATGACGCCAGGATTAAAATCAGCCAACTCAACGTCTTTGTTTCTAGCAAAGGACTGAACAAGTTGATTCCAGGGGATTCGGATGACTGCTTTCTTACCAATATCTGGACAGACATTGACATAATGAATGCCTTCCGTCCAACCCTTCCCTTTATTTTTTTTGCCTTGGCTGATCCAGTTGCGAAGAGTTTGATCAGATACCCCCAAGCGCCTAGCACATTCTTCTGTAGGGATGTACTCATCAGCAAAAGCTTCGGGATTTAAACGGTCTGTTTCTCCATCCGAATAACGGCTATGCCACATGGAAGCCAAGATATTTCTAATGCCTTTTAATTCGTGGGCCACATCTTCCAAGCCTTTACGAATTCCAAAAGTTGCCATACGTCTATAAACCTTTTTTATATGTTAGTGTGTGTGGAAACGTTTTGTCACGAAAATGGAAGAACAACTTCCGCCTAGCGCACCGGCCCCTGACAACTTCTTTCAAACGCCGCCGCCTATGCCAACCATTACACCTGAAATGATTGAGCAGATGAAGTTGCGTGCTCGGCAAGAAGCCATTCGCATCACCATGGAACAACGCCAAATTCCCCTGGCTGCACCAACACAAACACCTCCTTCTTTTACGCCACCTCCTCAAGTAGTCTACGTACGTCGTAATTTAACAATTGCTGAACTATTAGTAACCCTTGCTTTGGCTTGTGGCATTGTATTAGGCGTCCAGGTAAGTTGGAATTTTGCTACTCAAATCCTTCCTCGTATTGAAGTTAAGATGAAATGAGTTGAGCACAGGTCGCCTATAATTTATTTTATAGGGTTTTTGTAATTAAATAGTGGCCAACAGGCGTATATCCGAATTACCTGTATTACAAGGCATTGATCTCAACAATGCTGATCTTTTTACTGTTGTTCACGTAAGCGAAGTTGACCCAGGGTTAAAAAATAAAAAAATTCAAACGTCCGAATTCCGTACGTATTTAAACGGTTATTACCTAACGTTAACGGGTGGTACGGTCGGTGGCAACACAACGTTTACCACGGGCCTTACCGTTTCCGGTACATCGTTATTAAACAATCTTACGGTAACTGGCACTGCTACATTCTCTACTTTTTCAATTGATAACATCACGGTTACCGGTGTTATTAGTGGAAAAACCATTACAGGAGACACTGTTCAAGCCAGTACTTTTACAGCCGTTACCGGAAACATAGATACATTCACAGCGGCTAGAGCGACTGTTGTCAGTGGTATCTTTACATCTTTAAGTGGAACCACAATTACTGGTACTTCTGTCAATGCAACTACTGGTAATTTTCAAACTGCTTCTGGCGTAACAGTTATTGGTGGTACTGTAAGTGGCACTGTTGTCACCGGTAATACCGGTAGGTTTGCAAATATTACAGGTGTCAGTGGCGTTTTCACTTCTCAAGTTTCTGGTGCTGTAGTCACAGGAGATACTGGCAGATACACAACAATTACTGGTGGTACAGGCGTCTTTACTACTAGTCTGAGCGGTGCCAATATCACCGGTGTTTCTGGTGTTTACACAACGCAATTATCTGGTGCTGTTATTACAGGAGACACCGGTAGGTTTGCAAACATAACGGGTGTTAGCGGTACTTTTACTACTCAACTATCTGGTTTAACCATTACAGGTGCAACTGGTTTATTCAGCACGGTAACGGGTATTTCTGGTGTTTACACAACGCAATTGTCGGGTGCTGTTATTACGGGAGACGCAGGGCGTTTTTCAAACATTACTGGTGTCAGTGGCGTCTATACAACACAACTTTCAGGTGCTGTAATTACAGGTGACGCAGGACGCTTTAGTAATGTTACTGGTGTTAGTGGTGTCTTTACTACCAGGCTCTCAGGCCAAACCATTACTGGTGTCAGTGGTCTCTATCAAATTGTTACGGCTGCAACCGGTATATTTACTTCCACAATTTCAATTCCATCCATCACAACCACAGGGGGTTTGACTGCAGGTGGCAATTTAATTGTTAGTGGAAGTGGAGTTATTTCCTCAGGTTTAACTGTTAGTGGCACATTGTCGGGTACAACCGTAACAGGTACAACCGCTGCATTCACTAATATTACTGGCAGCGCTATCTACGGAACAACCAGTATCTCTGGTCTTTTTATCTCTGGTGATACAGCAGCTTTCACATCTGTTACTGGGGCAACTGGTGTATTCACTAGTGTGTTATCCGGAAATGTCATTACAGGCAATACGGTTTCAGGAGGAGCAGCCGTATTTACTACAGGTACTTTTACTAATTTTTCAGGGACAGTTATTAGTGGAGCTACTGGTCGTTTCACAACTGTTACGGGTATAAGCGGTGTTTATACGGCGCAACTTTCAGGTGCAACCATTACGGGAAACACTGGTCAATTTACCAATATTACTGGAGTATCTGGTGTATTTACCACAGCATTAAGCGGTGCAATTATTAGTGGTGATACCGGTTTGTTCACGCGGATCACAGGTATTACCGGGACATTCACACAACTTACTGGTACAAACTTTAGTAGTACCAGCGGTCAAATCACATCTTTACAAAGCACTAGCGGAGTCTTTGCAACGTTCCTATCTGGTTTTACAATCAGCGGCGCTACGGCAAATTTTGGTCAAGCCAATGCTACTTCTGGTTCTATTACATTTATATCAGGGCAGAGCGTAACAGCACTTAGCGGTAATGTTGACTACCTCAGTGGGGTTAGGGTTATTGCTAATGACAGTATTTTGGGCGGTACATTTTCCGGCCTGCAATACAAAGTATCTGGCAACATAACCGTTATTGATACCTCCGGTGGTGTTAGGCCGTACGGACAGTTTACATTCCCCGCTTCCCCCGGTACTAATAACTACATTCTGACGAGTAACGGGGATGGCACCACGATGTGGCGCTCAACCACATTCCCAAGTCAAGGTGTTATTCTTGAAAGTATTATTGTAATTACAGTAAATACTTCAATTACCAGCGGTAATAATGGTTTATCCGTTGGCCCGGTAACTGTGGCATCTGGCGCAGTCGTTACAGTTCCAAGTGGCTCTGTTTGGGGAATTTTTTAATTTCTGTTATTATTGTTAGTATAAAGAACGAGTATTATTATGGCTTACGGTGGAATTAAGTTTGATAATATCACTTTTACCAATGCGGGCGTCGATACAAATATTACGGTCTCAGGTTTGTATGCTTCTACTACTTCCGGTTTAACTGTTACCGGCACCATTTCAGGCAACCTGGTTCAAGGTGCAACAGTTTCAGGCACCACTGTAACAGGCACATCAGCTAACTTTGCCTCTGGTGTATTTACTACACAGATATCAGGCACAATAGGTATTTTTGGCGCCGGATCTGCTACAGCACCAGGCCTTGCAGTTGGCGTCGGCACAACCTATAAACCAGGTATTTACTCCCCTGGTACTGACCAGCTGGCGATCTCGACGGGGGGCACGGGGCGGCTGTTTGTGGATGCAAGTGGGACTGTGGGGATTGGTGTTGGATCAGATTTAGGCGCATCCAAATTTTTTATAGCTGGCAACGGTACTGCTGGCTTGACAAATATCTTTACTCTTCGTACGGCAAGTGGAAATTCATATGGGCTTCAAGTTAAAGGCAACAATACCAATGATGAATGGTTAATCCAAAATTACTACAACGCCGCCTTAGCTTTTGGAACAAACAACACCGAGCGGATGCGCCTAACCTCCGCTGGCCTTTTAGGTCTGGGGACTAGTGCGCCTAACTATCAACTGCATGTCACTACAAGTTTTGCCGTTGGAGCAAGTGGTTTTAATCAGCAGCTTAGCTTTACTAATGACACCATTCAGTCCTTAATACTTGGAACTGGTTATACCGCGCTAAAGCTTAACCCCTTGGGAGGCAACGTCGGCATCGGGACGAGTAGCCCTCTGAAAAAAACCGAAATACGAAGTGCTCCAACAACCGCAGACACTGACGGATTGCGAGTCAGCGACGGAACTCGATACATGGAGTTTGCTCAGACCGGGGCAACTTACAGCTACATGCAAGTTGGTGCAAACCAGAACCTTTTGTATTTTTCTGGTTCCGATCTTCATGTCTCCACTGATGGCGCAAATGCAATTACTTTAAACACCAACGCTCTTGAACGCGCCCGCATCGACTCCTCCGGCAGGCTCTTAGTTGGCACGTCTACTAGCCTTGATGTAAACGCGGGATTGCAAATTGCTGTAAATAGTTCATTCAGTGATTTTTACCCCTTACAAATTTTCCATTTTGATTCTACAAATGATGCGTCAGGCCCAACAACAATTTATACACGATCCAAGTCGGACACTGTTGGGACTATTTCTGCCGTAAATGTAGACGATGGTCTAGGGGTAATTTTATTTAGAGGGGCGGGTACATCTAATTATGTTAATGGTGCACTAATTAAAGCAGAGGTTGACGCTGGAACTGTAAGCAACACATCAATGCCAACTCGCCTAGTGTTCTCCACTACGGCAGACGGAGCGGCAAGTCCGACGGAGCGGATGCGAATCGACAGCTCCGGCAATCTTGGCGTAGGTGTCACTAGTCCAGCAACTGCATCTTTCGGAAATGTAATTAGGAATAAAGCGCCTTTGGGCACGGGTGCTGCTGGTTATTTTACCGAAGGTTCCAACTCTGATACATGGTTCGGAATCTATTCCGGTACAGGCACAAGCGACAGTGCCGCCTTGGTATACCCAAGCACTGGCAGCCTTCGTATTGCCACTACCACTGGTGTAGGTGTTGGAGGATTCAGTGAACGACTGCGAATCACATCCGCTGGCCTTGTAGGCGTGGGGACTTCTACGCCAACATATAAGTTCCAAATAAATTCAGGTTCAAATCCTGGCGGAGAGGCTGGAGCAATTGCATTTGGAGATGTTGGCCCTGGTACGCCTTGTGCGCGTATTAATGCTTATCGAGTTGATGGATCGTTTTCAGGGGAACTTCAGTTCTTTACAACTGTCGGCGCTGGCACAGAAACCCGCGCAATGACCATTGACTCGTCACAGCGCGTACTTGTCGGCATTACTTCCGCCAACACATCTGGCGCCAAGCTTCAAACATCAGACGGCCTGACCTTCCCCGCAACGCAAGTCGCCTCGTCCGATCCAAACACCCTCGACGATTATGAAGAGGGGACGTTTACGCCGGTTATTCAAGGAAGCACTACTGTTGGCACGGCTACTTATGCAACTCGGAGTGGTTTTTATACAAAAATAGGAAGACAAGTTACAGCACACATTGCAATAAACTGGAGTTCGGGTACAGGCACTGGCAATCTTCAAATAGGTAGTTTGCCATTTAATACAGCATTGGCAGACGGTTCTGTAAGTTTTGGACTTGTTGACAATGTAACTTTAACTACACTCTCTATTTTAACTGGAACCGCAGCCGTCGGCTCCGCTCGTATTGATTTGACAAATGCAATAGTTGGAGGGGGCAGTTATGCTTTTTCGCCTTATGATGCATCCGGTTTCCTGGTGCTGACAGTAACTTACTTTGCCACGTAATCAACAGCCCGCAACCCGGCTTAAAACTACGACCCATCTAAACCTGTCTCCGGCTGTCGCCGGTCCCTAAACATGGCTCTCGTCAAAGAAGTCGTCATCGACAAGATCGAAGTCCTGGAATCTGGTGCAATCCAGGTGCGCCAGGCCACCCGCGTCCTAGAAGATGACGTGGTGCTGTCCACCTCCTACCACCGTCACGTGTTGGAGAAGGATGCAGACCTGACCAATGAAGACCCCAAGGTAGCGGCTGTTGCTACCGCTGCGTGGGCTGAATAGTTCAAAACATGTAAATAATCCTTACAAGTTTTTGTTCTATAATTAACCATAGCTACTAAATTAAAATGGCTGATACTTATACCTGGCACATTGCCCAGTTAGAACGTAAAATTTCTGATGGTGTGGTTTACACTGCACACTGGACCGTTACTGCTAACCGCGAAGTCACCGATAGTGATGACCTCACTACTAGCAGCTACGGCTCTATTGGTTTTGGTGATCCAGACCCTGATAACTTCACACCTTACGAAGATCTTACAGAAGGTCAAGTCGTTGGTTGGGTGTTATCCGCTCTTGGTGATGAACAAGTTGAAACTATCTGTAGTGGATTGTCTGCTCAACTTGATCTTCAACAGAATCCGGTTGATGCATCTGGCATTCCTTGGTGATTATTGCTATACTTTTTGAAAAGCTTTAAACATCATGGCCCCCAAGAAAAGTCAACTGGTTTCGGCAATCAATTCATTTGGTTCCGCCCGTGCTTCTGGCGACGGTACCCTTATTGCTTTTGCTGCTAATTTGATTGGTGAACTTATTGATAACCTTGAGTTTGCACCAGAAGAAACAAAGGAATCTGAAGAAGTTACTGAAGTCACTCCTGAAGTTCTTGATTGAATTGATTGGGCCTAAACTTAATTAAAACATTAGGCCCATGACAATTAACCTACGTGATGCGGCAAAGTTCGACGAGCAACTCGAACATCAAATAACCGCATGGAATTGGCTTCAGGCTCAGCTTACCCCTGAGATCCTGGAGTCTTTTGCTATTAAGTATCGACAAAATCAAACACCTTCAGTTGAAATTCCAAATACTTGGGATGGTATTATCCAAGCTGCGAAACAAGCTGGTGCCAAATTTCCAGAAGTTGTTGCAGCCCAATGGCAACTAGAAAGTGCTGGTGGTACCGCCACATCTGGAAAAAATAATTACTTTGGTCTTAAAGGTAGCGGTACCAACGTTGACACCAAAGAATTTGTCAATGGACAATGGATAACAATTAAAGCAGGGTTTATTGATTTTCCAGGGTTACAAGCCTGTGTTGATTATCTGGTCAGCCACTGGTACAAAGACTTTGGAACATACAAAGGTGTAAATCGTGCAGACAATAGAAATGCATGTGCTGATTCATTGGTAAAAGAAGGGTATGCAACTGATCCCAACTACGCAACAAAACTAATTCAAATCATGGACCAGAAGTTAAAAACTCCTGGTACTACTCCAATACCAAAACAAAATCCACTCCCTGTCATCTACATGAGTCAACGGGATAATTACCGTGATGCATCCCGCACATGCTTTAGCTCAAGCTGTGCAATGATGTTAAAATTTCTTGACCCAACCTCAATCTCTGGCGACGATGAATACCTTCATACTGTCTTCAGCTTTGGCGACAGCACTGATAGTAACGCTCAGTTGTCTGCCCTAAAACACTATGGTGTTACCGCCAAATTTATTAAAAATGGCAATCGGGATTTAATTAAAAAACAAATTGATTTAGGTAAGCCTGTTCCGGCAGGTTTTCTCCATCATGGCACCGTGCAAAATCCGCAGGGTGGAGGGCACTACCTTTGTATCATCGGATACGATATTAATGGCTATTGGGTTCACGATCCCTGGGGGGAATGTGATTTAATAGGTGGTGTTTACCAATCTTCCGATGGTAAAAAATTACACTACAGCTATAAAAATTTTGAACCCCGTTGGTTAGTCGAGGGTCAAAATTCTGGTTGGTGTGTAATTGCCTAAGTAATCAGCGTTGCTTGGTACGCTTGGTAACCATAGCAAGCAATTCAATTACACGATACACCCTACGAACGGCAGAGTCATCTTTGGGCGTGGGAGTTAGTGCGGTAATGGCACTAGCAGCGGCATGAAGCGCAAGTGCTGTTTGGATTGCTGTATCCAGTTTAGAAGAGTCCATAACATTTAAGTAGATGACAACATTCTACCAACCTTTTTTATAAAAGAAAAAAGATTTGTAATCTTCATTGATTTCCCATGTAATATCTTCATGCCTTTCAAACCATTTCTTCCATACACGAAATTGTTTCTCAGGTAATGCTGACTCACACCGCAACGTTATTGAGTGGCCCAGGGGTAATTCCTCTATCCATTTACGAACTTGACGGATAGCAATTGCCTGAACACCATTACCAATCTTACCGGTCAAAGACATATCCAGATAGCGAACCCTTGCATTTTTGCGGCGTGCCATCCAATCGTTTAATTGCCTGTTGCTTTTTGCGACAGCCAAACTTGCAAGCCACACACATCCCTTCGTTGTGGGTATCCAAGGAGCTAAACGCATTTTCAAGAGATATCCCTTCCCAATATTCTTTGTAAATACCTTTCTTCTTTTTTTGATTTGAAAAGTCATTCATTTTACGGTTCAGTTGTAAGCGGTACAAGAACAGCGGGAAACGGATTAGAGTCTTGGTGCTCTCGTTTCCAGGCAGTATCCCATTCACTTAGAGAATGTGCGTGTAAATCAACAACTTGATAATTGTCTGTTGTGTCGGCAATTACATAACTAGGGTCAGTGTCTTCAAACAACAGATATGTATAATCTTCTAGTAGTAAGAAGAAACTAGTATCAGGAAACTCAACAACCATTGCCACTTCATATGAAATGGGCTCATTCCTGGTACTAGAAATACATAATAAATACTCACCTACCTCCAAAGGAAAGTAACGTTGGTCGCCTCTGTCAAGACGGTTTGGATCGTATATATTATACAGATCTGATTGAGCAGCCATCATCTGCCCAACGTAAGGATGGTAAATTTCTCCGTTGGTATTAACGACTACACTATCTGCATCAAAGATGCCGCGACTTTCAATTGGATTTAAATTTAAATCGTAAGTAGAAATGTTGATATATTTGGAACGCTGACCGCCTTTAGCAAAGATTAACCAACCTGGATCCATCAAGCCAATCTTAAACCAATGGTTGTAAGTACCGCCGCCATGACCACCGTTCGAACTAGAGTTTGTATCAGCACGCCCGACTACCTTATTCTCAGGACCAAGACTACCCTTTAAATAACGTATGGAAAGTTGATCAAAAGTTCCCAGGTTTAAAGGATCTTTCTGTGTTCTTTGCCTTTGGGTAGACTGATTCCTCATTATTTTGAAATATATGCCCTATCCCTCATCATACTCGGGAGGTTCCTTAGCATCTAATGGGTGTGTAATTGTGTTTTTGTATTCTTTCTCAACAATTGGTCTGATGCTTTGACCGGTGTTTAGTTGACGGGTGTACAACATTAATTTCTCTGCTTTGAACTCAATATCAAAAGGATGCACCCGTTGTGGTGGCGTCATACGATTCCAGTTTGATACCATGTGCAGTGGATTGCCGCACTTAGTATTGCTACATGTCCTGGTAACAACAAGCAAACCAACATCCCCCCAAGCTGCTTGGTATAAAGCTTTGTGAATGTTGACGTTTTCGGCACGTTGCTTGCTGTAATCAGAGCGATAAGAAGGCATGCAAATTCTTCTGGGACTAGACCCAGTAGGAGAAACAATAGGCCAACAATCTTCTGGAAAACCTATCTGTACCTTCTTCCATAACGCAGCATATTTAGCTTTGTAGTCAGCGTGCATGTAGTTGACATCAAAACCACACACATTAGAAAGAATTTTTTTGGCACAGTGGTAACACCAGTGGCCAGCAGAATCTCTAATTACATGACCATGGGGGCACGGATAACCAAGGTAGTAGCCATTGGTTTTTAGTTGAGACTCATCGAGATTGTCAATGAGATTGATGTGCCTGAATGTTGCGTTTAACTCGGGAATCGAATAAGCCATCTTAAGTCCAGTCTGATTTGCGACGGTTGCGACGAGAGCGGGGCGTGGGAGTTTTTCTTTTGTGTAGGACCAACTCTCCGTTTTCTTTTTTTAGTACATCTGAACTACCTGGGTCCTCGCCTGTACGCAAGTAGTACACCAGCCGGTGGGCATGGTACTTCTCGTTGTCAAGACTAAGAACGTAGTACAAGCCAGAGCTATCCAGCCGTCCTGCCACATCACCAGGCTTGTGCCAACCAGTTTCCTCCACCCATACCAAGCCACTGGGGGAGTCGTCTGAGAGCCCTAGCCGTTGCCTTAAGACCTCCAGGGGGACTAATGGTTTGTACGTACGAGCCACAGGGTAAGTGCAGACTTTTCAGACTATACCATAACTTTTATCTTTATATAAGCCAAATGACACTTTAGCCCAAAGTGTAATTATTTGCAGCACTTTGCCCCAACATCTAGTCCAAACTGGAGTCTCACCCAATACTCCTGATCCCCAGGTAGACGTACTTATGTACCACTACTAATTACACTTTGCCCCAAAGTGTCATTTGCTTCATATAAGGGTTAAAACATAGGTATAGTCTGAAAAGTCTGCACACATCCCGTCTTTTGTATCAAGCGGACAACAAAAAACCCCCACCTTGCGGCAGGGGTCATACTTCTCAACACCAACAACCTTAGCCCTTGGTTCCCACCAACCGTTTTTCGCGCTTCACCTTCTTCTTCTTTTTCTCCTTCTCCACCCCTACCTCTGCCTCACCATCAGCAGCTTGCAGCGCATCCTGGAACACACCATTGAATTGAGCAGCGACCGTATCCCAGTCAAACTGAGTGCCAGTACAGCGTTCGTAACACGCATCAGCCACGGCTGAAAGCTTGTCGCGGTTGTCGTACAGGTCCGTGAGGATGGCTGCGAGGTGGTCACTGGAGGGGCAAGGCATCTCCCGTGCGTAGTTGGTATCCACATCAACGTGGTTGCACTGGATGAGGGGTGCGTAGCCGTCAAAGATCTCTTTGCAGGACGTATGGTTGGGCACCACTTGAGCCACGCGGCAGGCCGCATTCTCAAAATTAACCAGTCCCCAGCCCTCTCCCTTGCAGGTATTAACACCTACATCGACAGCGTTATAGATCAAGTTAAGGGTTTCAACCTTGACATTTGGCGGGCTTTCCGATTGTGCGGTCAAGATGATGCGACCATTTGGATCAAGACCTTCCCGTTGCATTGCACGTCCAAAAACCGGCAGTACATCCCATCCCTGGTCCTTCAACCCCATATGTAGATACAACTGGGTATCCGGCTTATCCTTGGCAAATTTTGCAAAAGCCTCAATTGTAATATCAATCCGCTTACGGAATTGATTGCGATTTCCATTGAACACAATAAAAATATCATCTTTCAAATTAAGTTGCTTTCGTGCTTCAGACTTATCCATGGGGTAGAACTGACCACGTGTCACACCATGGGGAATCACAGCAATAGGCCTGTTGATGCCACCTGCAATAAATTCGTGGGCACCAAATTCCGTATAAGAAATTACGGCATCCCAATCGTTGGCGGTTTCACCAAGGCACCCAGTCCAGGCGTAGCTGTCCATGGGTGCATAACCCACAAATTTAAATTTTTTCTCCTTGTGTAAATCAGCAATACGTTTGTACTGTTCATTAATGATCCACATATCATTAATGGTAAACACAATATCAGGCTTCTCTTTCTCAACAACTTCTCTAATGCGTTCCTCACCGAAGGGCGCCGTCTGGAACCTATTAGATGAAGGGTACATCTTGTAGTGTTCCTGTAGAGGAGTCGGGTCACCCCACCAGTTATGCGATAGGACCACAACATCGTATTCATCCCGAATGCGCTCAAGGACATTTTCCGTCACTCGCGCAAATCCGGTCATGGCAACAATGTCGCCACACCAAAGCAATTTCTTTTTAGTAGTCATGCAAGACAAGATATCTCGCTTTACTATACTTAATTAACTGGTGTTGTGGACCGAACTAATTCTTTTTCTTCCGTAGTTTGTGCTTTTAATTTATTCTTTAAAAACTCAGCAGCCTTATGAGTATTGGTTGTATCACCACATGTATACAAATCAACCGCCGCATACCCAAGCTCTGGCCATGCATGAATAGATGCATGGGATTCAGTCAGCAAAGCAAGAAGCGTAACCCCCTGTGGCTCAAACTTTTCACCAAAGATCCTTAAAATATTGGCACCTGCTAGTGCTAATGATGTCTCCAGGTAAGCCTGGAGTTGATCGTAGTCATCAAGAATCTCTGGATCACAGTCATACAGGTCCAGGATTAGGTGCCGTCCATTGCTCATTCATCAATACTTAACTCATCCTCCATTTTCGCATTAGTATCTGCAGTTAGGTCCATCCCATAAAATTCTTTGTATTCATCTTTGTTAGATGCAACCTCTACAACTGAGGGCCAGCCTTCATATTTAATATCAGATTCACGGACTGCCACATTAATGATGCGTACACCCCTGGTATTACGTGTAGCAAATACCTTAATCTTCAACTGGTGTGTACAGATATCCATGAAGAGTGGTTCAAATCGATTTCTGGACATCACCCCTACATTGCACTGGCGACAGAACTCGGCATAACTTGCGTATAACCACTTATCATTCTGTGCATAAATATTGGATGAACCCATCGGTGCATTCTTAGTAAACCCAACAGCCGAGCTAACGCCTGGGTCATAGATGAGCTTATGTTCCATCCAATCCAACAATGGATTAGATCGTAGGTTTTGCATCTTCTCATACTTCTGGAAGAACCTTACCTTCTTACTGGTTTCCATCAGGTATTCCCGCATGGTTTCCTCAGGCATATCCAGTAACCAATTCACCAACCCTGGCAGCAAAGGCGAAAATTCACCCTGTGGTTCTCCTTTTGAATTGAACTTAATCAATTCCTTTTGTTCCGCCTGCGTACCAGTGAATGGTCTATCGAATGGAATTGTGAGACGACGACGAGCCAAACCAGATGTGTAGTCGGTTGACTGAATAGCTTCATTAGCTGTAATCATTACCATCCCATGGTATTGAAAAGGATCAAGCGTCTCACCTTGATACTTACGCTCCGAACGAATCCAGTCATTACCTGTGATTGCTTTCAGTTTCGAAACGGAGCCACCCCAACGGTCTGCATCTTGGAACAACAATAGTTTTTTACCCATATAAGCAGCAGCTTCAAAACGGTTTTTCTCCATATTCTCAAAGTCGGTAGAATATGTATTTCCCCTACCCACCAATGCAACCGCCAGGTTTGCGTAGGTAGACTTACCAGATTTACCAGGGCCTACAATCTCTACAAACTTTTGAATTTCATAACGCCCCAGGAGTGTGGCCCGCAACCAAGCCCTCAAAACCTGGGTGCGATCCCAGCTATCATGCTGCGTATGCTTCAGCCATTTAACAATGTCATCACAAGTTGCCCCTGCATCGTAGGCATAGGGCATCTGTTGCGTTAGATACAAATCTTTACTAAACGGTAGCAGCTCACGCGTCTCAATATTTAAGACACCATTAGTGAAAAGCAAATAGTCTGAACCGTCATACCAATCATCAAATGTAACGATTGATTGCAACTGTGAAAACACATCATTCATCAGATTGCTACTGAACCCTTTCGGTACAAAATCACCCAACTCAATCAGCTTGCAACGAATGTCACCCAACATCTCAATCCTGGTCAAAGGCGACCAAAGACCCTTGGATTCCCGACCGTACCCAAAGAATTGCCCGTGCGGCTGACTAAAAACCAACTTCCCCTGGTACATTTGCAGCAACACTTCCGTGATGGTGCTTGCCGGTGGGTTCTTTACGCGCGGTTCTTTGTCTGAGTCCACTGCTTCTGCTGGGGCAGTTTGTGTACCAACCCGCTTCCTTGGCTTCTTTACAGCCGGTTTTGTTTCCTGGGGCTGAGCCACCATTGCTTCAAGATTCATTTGTAGTTCCTGTTCAAGTTCATCCAATTGCCTTGCCAATTCCACAGACTGATCAAGTGTCACATCGTCTACATTCATTGCACGATGTTCTTGCGAAGGTTTCCAACCATGCTCTTGGGCGATATGTATCAGTGACCCCAAGCCACGACCCCCTCCTTTACTAAAGGAAAGCCAACGTCTGTGGCATTCACCTTCCACATATTTATCTGATTGCTGGGACCATTCATCCCATGCATCAAGCAACGATTCATCCGTTGAGTGAAGTGATTGTCCAATCGTTATCCAAATGTCGTAATCATCACAGGCTTCTGGAGGCAATGACAACATTGCTTCCTGCGCCAGTTGCATGTCACGTTCAAGACTGATCTCAGCATTTACCGCAAAATGCGGACCAACAATCCTGGTAGTTTCCTTTGCTGGTACCCCCTGCTTAACATTTTTATTAATGATGGAATTCAAAAGCCAGTCCGGAAAATCAGGCAACCGATCAACCCACTCAAAGCCCTGCCCTTCTGCGGTGTAGTAACCA